TACCCAAATATTTCCACTCTTCAAAAATTTCATTTGAATTAAATTCAACACCAAGTTCTTTAATAAAATTATGATCCTCCATTAATTCTGGAAAATCTCTCATCATTTGAATTTTAAGAGGTTTAATCATTATTTCTCTAAATACTGTTCTTAATCTTCTTATAAAATTATGAAATTTCATTTCATCTCTTGTTAAATCAGCAGCATCAGTATAAATATTACCACCACCAGATTCTGTTTCAAATCTTGAATATGGCATACGTGATGATCTTTTTAAATTATTCATAAACCAATTTAAAATCATATCTTCATTTAAATCATTACCACTAGGAGATTCAACAGTCATATCTGGTGTACCTTCATTTGATGATGGAAACCAAAAATCTTTACTGTGTGGCATTTGTGAAGAACCATTAATGGACATAACACCTAAATTATCATCCCAAGTTACTTCTTCATGATATTCTGACATTAATTGATAAATCTGTTGTTCTGCTTGTTGTCTTGAAAGACCACCAACAGGTATAATAAATTTTTTATAAACAGCAGCTTGATTAATATTGTATATTAATTTAGTTTGTTCTACTAATTTAAGTTGATTATATGGTCTGATAAGTGGTTCAACATAAGATGTTTCACCATAATCTTGATTATTACCATATGATAAATAAACAATTTGAGCATCAAGTAATATTCTTCTTAGTCTAGGATCATCTGGATATTGTATCCAGACAACAGTTCCAGATTCTGGGTCTGTTGCTGGTACTAATGTCATAGGATCGAGTTTTATTAAATCTGTTATATTTTTCTGTTTTTTATCATATGTAATTTCATATGCAACAAAACCATCTATTAATAAATCTCTCATCATATACCAAGCTTTAATACCATCATTAAAACCAAATACATTATAAAGTCTATCAAAATTTTCGTGTACCTTTTTTCTTATAACATCATCAAATTCTTCTGGTAAATCTTTTGAAAAACAGAATTTATTATTATCATCAAAAATAATAGCTTCATCTGATACTTGATTCAAAAAATCTCTTATTTCATCCTTTATAGAATATTGTCTTAAAATTTTTCTTTTATCAAAATATGAACGATCAAGATAAGCAATTGATTTTTTATCCAAAATTTTTGCTATAACTTTTTTAGTAAATAAATCATACATATATGGTCCTTGAACAACATTACCCATATTAGTATAAGACTGTGGGTCCTCATTTGCTCCAATAGCATAAGATTGATCCATTGTTTCTATGTCATAAGCTAATCCATAATTGCTTATTTTTCTTAACATTTTACTAAAAAATCCTTGGTTGGTTGGATTATATAAATTTTGTCCTTGCTGATTACCACCTTGTTGTCTATAACTAGCCATTTATTAAATTATAATTTTTATTTATATATAAATAAAAAATGGGTATAAATAATTTTAAATGAAAAATATACCTAACCAATTATTTTTATATGATATATTATATGCTCCTCTACAATTATTTTTAAAATCAATTCTACTTTTATATTTTAATGCTTCTATTTCACATTTATTATATGTCCAAATTTTATTAATTCGTTTTATCATATGTGAACATGTATCATTAATCCAATTATTTCTACATGATATTAAATATGCACTATTTGAAGTTGATTTAAATTCACTTTTTGTATTATATTTTAATGCTTCTTCTTTACATCGTTCAAATGTCCAATAATTTTTAGGTTTTTGTGTAGGAATCATATGTGAACATATATCATTTAACCAATTATTTTGATATGCTTTTGTATAACATCCACTACTATATTTATTAAAGTCTGTTTTAGATTTATATTTTAATGCTTCTTTTTTACAATTATCATAAGTCCATTTGGTATAAGAACTACCAATAGCACCAGTTTTAGCAATATTTAATATAGTCCATTTTTCATTCTTATATTGTTCTACATAAAATCCTTCTAATTTAATTGCTTTATTTACATCAATATAATCAGTTAATTGTTTTCTTACTGGTATTAAATTTGTTTTATTAATGTGTTTAGTTACTTGATCTTTATTATCACATTTTCTATTTTTTTGACGTTTATCTAAATTATATGTTAAACCAACATATACAGAATAATCAGAAAACTCATAACTATATATACACCTTTTAGATAAATTACCCATTAAATTCATATGCGAACATACATTATCTAACCATTTATTTTTACGTGCTTTATTATATGCACCATAACATTTTTTACTAAACTCAGTCCTACTTTTATATTTCAATGCTTCATCTTTACATTTATTATATGTCCAATAATTAGGTGGTTTTGTTAATTTTTTCATTATTAATTTTCAAATAATTTATAATTTGCTTCTATACTTTTTAATTTTTTATAATAATTTTGAACATCTTCTTCATATGTTTCATATACATTATCTAAATCACTAATAATTTTTTCTAATTTTTCTCTTTCTTCTGTACCTTTTTCGTAACTTTCCATTAAAGTTTTCATCAATGCTACATTAACTGGTCTTAAATGTACATGTATCATCAAATACATAAGATTAGTAGAAACACCAAATATCTCAGTTAACTTAGTTACATCAAATGCAGATATAGCGTAATTGTAATCACCATTATCCTTTAATGTATTATATATTTGCTCGAAATTAATCGGTATTGCTTTTTCTCTCATAAAATCAGGTGCATCCGCATTAAATTCAAATAGTTGCTTAGTTAAATCTTGTAACTTATTGAAATATAATACTTTATAATCGAATGGTAAATAATCTAAATTAATAGCATATAAAACATGTTTACCACTTTCTCTGACTCTATAATCAATTGTAAATATCGGACAATATAATTTATTACCATTAAAATCATAATTAATCAAATAAAATTTACCGACTTGAAGTTTAGCATGTGGAACTGACATAAACCAAGGTGTCTGTTTTCTTCTCATAAGAAATATATCTTTATTACAATCTTCTATGAGTTTTTGTAAATTATTATTATATTGACCTCTTAATGCTCTAACATAATAATCAAATGGGTGTCCGGGTTCAGTAATTAATGTCATTATTTAATTCTTATATTTAAAAAAAAATCATTTAACCAACCTTTACGATATGCTGTTGTATATGATCCATTATTCATATTATTAAATTCTGATTTATTTTTATATTTTAATGCTTCTTCTTTACATTTTCAAATATCTAATATCCTTTTGGTTTTCTTGCTTTTACTTCTGATATTTTTGTTTTTAATATTTTTTCTTTTTATAAGAACTTTTGGGTATAATTAATCCTTCTTTTATCAATCTATCCTCAGTTATAATAACAAACTCCATTCCATGTTTAGCTGCATAATCTACTGCCGCAGAAAATTTAAGTTTGTTTTTTATATAAGTTCTCACAGCATATTCATAATTTTCAAGTGCTTTAGCTGTTTCATTTTTAGGTTTTTCCGGTGGTTTTAATTCCGATGTTGGCTTAATTTCAGCAATAATTTGTTTGAAATTTAATGGATCACCATTTACACAAAGTTGGTAGTAATAATCGACATAATAACGATGCACTTTACCTCTTAAATCAGAATAAGTTATAATAGGTTGTTCGCAACCCCACTTAATAATTTTATCATTTGTATCTAAATATCTACAAAATGCTTGTTCCCAACTAGAACGAAATTTAATATCTATTGGATTTCCAATATATTTATCTGGATTTAATAATGTATATAATCCTTGTTTATATTTAGGATTCCATTTTGATTTATTACTACTCAAAATATAAAATATTATTTTTTAAAAGAATACCACCAAAGCCAGTATCCATAATATAATTATTAAAATAATATAAAGAAATTTTATTCTTTTATCTCTCCATACAGCTTTTTCTTTTTCATTTATAAATTCTTCAAGTCTTGATAATGTATTTTTTAAATTAAATAACGCCATATCATTTTTAATAATATAGTCATAAGCACCTTCTTTCATCATATTAGCAGCTACTTCAACATTTTCTTGACCTGATAATATTATAACTTTAACTTTTGGATTATTTTTATTAACAAAAGATAAAACATCACTACCATTTAAACCATCTTCTGATAATATATGATCAAGTATTATACAATCTGTAGTATTTATTTTAAGATAATTTACTACATCTTCTCCATTATGAAATAATTTAATATTTTCATAACCAATATTTTCTAAATTTATTTCTAACATTTTAGCATAATATATTACATCCTCAACTATATATAAATTTAATTTACGTTGTGGTTGCACTCCAAATATTTTATCAAAAATATTAATAAACCACTTTTTATTAATAATCATTACTTTTACATTATTTTTAATTATATATTAAAATAATCAATCTCATATCATTATAAACCTTATTATAAATAATATATAATTTTAAATGCAGAATATAGATGAAAATATTAATAAAAGATTATTAGAAATTAATGCTACTTTAAGAGAACCATTTATATACATTAATAATAAATCAAAATTAAAATTAAAGTGTAATAATGATAATCATGAATGGAATCCAAGTTATTATAGTTTAATAAATGGTAAAAGCAAATGTCCAAGATGTCAAGGTCAAATAATTTATGAATATGAAGCAATAGAAAGAGTTAATAAAAGATTATTAGAAATTAATGCTACTTTAAGAGAACCATTTAAATATATTGGAGTGGATAAAACTATATTAAAACTAAAATGTAATGTAGATGGTTATGAATGGAAAACTAAATATTCAAATTTTATAAATAATAAAACAAATTGTCCAAAATGTTCTCAAAAAGTATTAATTAAAGATGAAATATATAATAATATTAATAATAAATTAAAAGAAAAAAATATTTCTTTGCAAGAACCATTTATATACATTAATAATAAATCAAAATTAAAATTAAAATGTAATATAGATAATTATGAATGGGAAACTAAATATTTAAATTTTATAAATAATAATAAAGGATGTGCTAAGTGTGCTGGTATATTAAAATTAACACAAGAAGAAGTAGAAAAAATTGTAAATGATCAATGTTTAAAAATGAATTTTAAATTAAATAAATCATTTGAATATAAGAACACTCGTTCTTTAATATTAGAAATTAAATGTAATAATTGTAATCATATTTGGAATGTTCGATTTAATAACTTTATTTATCATAATAGTGGATGTCCAGAATGTAATATATCAAAAGGTGAACAAGAAATAGAAAAAGTATTAAAAGAATATGATATAAATTATATTAAACAAAAAACATTCAAAGATTGTAAATATATAAAAAATTTAAAATTTGATTTTTTCCTTCCTGAATTAAATATATGTATTGAATATGATGGAATACAACATTATGAAGCACTTGATTTTTTTGGTGGTGAAATAAAATTAAAAGAAAATCAAAATCGAGATCAAATAAAAAATCAATATTGTATTGATAACAATATTGATTTAATTCGTATTTCTTATTTGAATTTTAAAAATATTAAAAAAATATTATCAAACATTATGTAATCCTTTACCATCATTTGCTCTATCTATACTAATTATTTTGATAACATCATCATTATAACTCTTTTTATTATTAATCAAATTAATACCATCAGCTAATCCTCGTTTAAAAATTTCAGTGAAATAAGGGAAAGCAGATTCATATTTTTTATGATTAAAATTTTTCCAGTTTTGAAACATATGAAGTAATCCTTGTTGAATACAATCATTTCTATCATCTATTGTATTATAATTTCTTTCTTTTTTTCTAATTGTATTTTTTGCAATTAAAATTAATAATTGTTCTGCATTTGGTGTCAGTTTACCTTTACCTTTTGATACTACCATTTCGTAGTAAAGTTCTCTATCATCTAAATATTTTGACATTTTTCATAAAAATTTGTTTTTTAAAATTTTTTAATTTAATTTTGTATAATGGGAAATATTGTCCTATATATTTATTTTTTATCTTCTTTTCCCTTATATCAAAATATATACAAAAAAATCAATAAAGTTTTAATTTTAAATAAATAAACTATAAAACTTTTATATTATTATAATATATAATATTTAAATAAAAACCTCACATTATGGATTACAACTATTCAAAGAATAAATTAGAACAAGATAACCTTAAAATTTTACGTTATGAACTTGATGAATGGAAAAAACGTCAGCAAAAAGGAAAAGAAGAATCAGAATTAAAAAAAATGGTCAAGAAATATTCACCTACTGAAATTCTTGATGAATTAGATATGGTAGATATTCAAAATTACATAAGAGCAAAAAAATTAAAGAAAATCAATGGAAAAATTTCATGATTTATTACCCATTGCTAATAGAATAAGTGCAGTATGTATAGCGGATGATATTATTGGTATGAGACCTGATGAAACATTAAAAGATGCAACAAATCGTTTTAAGTTAGAGAGACGTGTTAAAAAAATAAAGAAAATACAAAGTAAAACAATAAAGGAAGATTAATTATCTTCCTTTATTGTTTCTGTATTTCCACTGAGCATTGATATAAAATTATTACTTGGTAAATCAGCATCATTCATACCACCATGATATTTCCTTTTAGCTAAAAGACATTTTTTTTGCTTGTCATTTAGGTTCTTTCTTTCTTTAGGTCTTAAATATTTAGCTTCTTCTTTACGTTGAAGTTTTTCTTTTTCTTCTTTCTTATTTTCATTTAAAAACTCTTCGAATTTAATTATCATTTAGGTAAATATTTTTTATTTTTAATAAAAAAGGGAGATTAATAAATCTCCCCTTTATATATTAAAACATCAAAATTAAATTTTCTTTTTCTCAGCGTTCTT